CGATCTGACGGTTCAACTGGGTAATCATGTCATTGGTGATGAGCTGTTCAACAGCGGGTCCGCCCTGCATCATGAGTTGCTCTGTGACAGTAACAAATGCACCGTAACGCGTTGGAGTAAGAGAACGCTTTCCGACTGTGTTCAAAGCGTTACCAACGTTCGCACCCTCAGCAGCAGAAGCAATGGTTGCAGCAGCCGTAACGATTGGCACGTTCACGTTGGAAGTAAGTCCGTTGAGGACACGTCCACCCAAAGACTGAAACAACGTTGGAGCAGCCAAAGCAGCTACGCCAGTGGTTACGTCAGTACCGACAAAGCCAGGAGAGTTGGCCAAAGCCGCACCAGCACCAAACTCACCAGCCTCACCCAACGTCCGCATTGCGCTTGCGGGAATGGACAATTGGCCCTTGATGGTCATGTTGGAGTTGCGCGCCTCGCGCATGGCTTCCTCGGTGTACTCAGCAGCAACACCAGTGACGCGCTTGCCTTGTGACAAGTCACGGACAGCACCAGCCAAGTCGAACCGCTTGTTCATGCGGGCCATTTCGCGCTGCTCTGAGCGTGAACCCTCGCCAGCCAAAACCGCGCTTTCGGCAATCTTTGCGTCTTCGCGCTTGACCTTCAATTGAACGTCCACCTTGCGGATTTCGGAAGCGAGTCTTTCCATTTCGGCGACGTCAGTATCTGACAAGTCGCGCTCTTCGAGTTCAGCGGATTTTTTGACGTCTTCGCGCTGGTCGACGTATTGGGACCGCAGAGCCTGCAAGTCCTTGATTGGGAGATCAGTCATTTTCTTCTTTCTGTTCAGCACGCGCCGTAACTGTCGCGGCTTGATATGCTGGGTAAGTTACGGGAGACACGTCAATCAGTTGGCGCACTTTCTCGATAACTCTCACGCCATCAGCATCGTTGCTTTCTTCCTTGATGGTAAACGCAAAACTGCTTTGTGAGATGTCGCCGCGCTTGATCATGGTGTACAAATCCCGGCCCGCTTGCGTGTCGCTCAACTGCGCCCGATAGTACAACCCGTTCTCATCTTCGGACAGCTCCAGCGTGTTGTTGCTGGTCCGGGCCAATGGCACGCCATCGTGGTTGATAAGCAACCGCACATCGTCGTTGAGTACGTCAGAGAATGCACCTTGCGCAATGCGCTCTTGGAATGGCCCGAGGTCCGTAACGCTGTCGAAAACCGCTGCGTATCCTTCGACAATCAAGTTGTCTTCGTTGGCGCGCATCTCTGCCTTCCGGTATTGCACACCCTTGTCGGCGTTTTTCTGTTGCTTGCGCTCAACTACGCCGTCGAGATACTTGCGCACCTCCGCCACGCGCTCGTGGTCTGTGCCAGGCGTGTTAGTGTAGATGGCCACAATTTGCATGTAGGTGGCCTTGTCGCTGCGCTTGCTGATGTTGTGCAAGGTGCGCTTCACGTAATTAGGTAGGTGATTGTCCGTTGTCATCGCTTGAAATTTTGTCTGAGTATGCGCCAAGGCGGTCCAGCGCGATTTGATTCACTTGCACGGTGTGCGTGTCGCCGCCCGCAGTCGGGTTCAATTCTTCAGTTGCCCGAACCTCGTTAATGTTCATCACGCCGTTTTGCAACATCTGCGTGTAGAACTGTGAGCGCGCTTGCATGTCGCCCCGGAACAAGTCGTTGAGCTTGTACTTGAAGTAGTGTGATCGCGCTTCTTGCAACGTGAGCAGCTTGGAGGCGAGTTCTTGCTCGATGCGCTTTGCCCACGGCAACACTGTATGCCTTGCGAATTGCAGGTTCTGTTGCTCGACGTTGTTGTATGTCGTTTGACTCTCCAACTGAACCAGCGCAGGCGGGACAGAGAAGATGCGACAAATTTCCTCAGCTTGAAACTTGCGCGTCTCAATGAACTGCGCCTCTTCCGGCGCGATGCTGATGCGGTTGTATTTGAATCCAAAGGGTAGAAGTTTAGTTCCGGCTGACGTCATAGACCCGTTCCATGACTTCTGCAACATCTGCATCTGCTCAGACTTTAACGGCTGGTCCGACGACAGCACGCCCGTCATCTGCCCACCATTTCCGAAATACTCTGATCCGTAGTCTTGCGCGGCTTGCGTTAGGCCCAGGTTCTCGCGGTGCAAGTCAATCGGGCTTTTCCGATAGATGTTGCAGACCTCAAGCATGTCCTCTTGACGCACGATCGTGTTGTCTTGCAGCTTGAACACCACAGAGTTGTTAATCACTTTGCGCTCGACGAGGTCGGTATCCACGCACTCCATAGCAATCGGAACGCCACCCGCACCGCGTCGAATAACAGCGTAACCGACGCCTTTTAGGACCGCGTTCGAGATAACTGTCTCCCAAAACATAAACGGCGTTTCGTATGGATTGGGTCTAAACGTGCAAACGTCAATGGCCGGATGGTCCAATACAACGTCGCGGCGCTGGCCGTTGGTCACGTACAAGTTCAAGCCCAAACTGCTGATGGTGCTTGCAATTTTGTACACGCAAGCGTAGACAGTCGACAAGCGCATGCCCGTATCGTGCGTAACGTTTGCGCCAGCTTTGGTTACTCCGTAGAGGCCAACAGCGGCCAAAATATCTTCGGGACGATCTAGCCCAACGCGGGCGCGTGCCTGTTGAACAAACTTCTGTAAACGGTTGGCCATGTTGCAAGGTAAAAAATAGGGCGATGCACCGTTGCGCACCGCCCTATAACCAAAAAACTTAAACCTGTCACAAACTCAGCACCTCAAGAAGAGGCTCTTGCTCTTGTGCATTGTTAAAGTAACAACCCATTGCCATAATAGACGCCACCACACCGTCCACTTTTTGGCTCTCGCTGTTTTTCTTTTTGGTCACTTTTATGTTGTCTGCCTCGTCGCGCGCAAGGTGAACGCAGCCCATTTGCCACCTTAAAACCTCGTGCGCGCCGTGAATAATTTCACCGCGACACATTAAAACCTCGAATTGTTTGGTCGGGTAGCTCATCGACGCGTATCCCTGGCCGAACGGCTGGCACTCGATGCCGTCCAAAAACGGGACCACCAAATGCGCAATGTATCTATCGTAAGCCAGCGCCCGCAGGTCGTATGTCTCCGCCAATCGCATGATATGGTGTCTAACCGCAATCATATCGGTCACATTTCCCTCGGTAATACTGACCAACCCTTCGCGCTCGAAGTGTCTGTAATCGATGCCGCCGCTCAAGCTCTTGCTCTGCGCCTTCTCTTCGTTTACGAAGTGGTGACACTTTAAATAGAAGCAATCCTTTGCGTCATCGCGGAAAATAAGCGCCACAGCCGTCAAGTCTTTGGTACTGGACAGGTCCATGCCCGCATAACACGGCAACGTGCGCAAATGGGCCTCTGAGACGTCCTCAGCGCCGCGCATGAATTCGTCGTCGCTCAGCCATCTTTCTTCGCTTGCGGTCCAAATATTGAGGTGAAGGCGCAAAAAGGTGTTGATTTGGCGCGGATTCTGCTGGCAGCGCTTCACTTCTTGCTCGAAATAGTCCGCCTTGCATATTGTACCAAAGCCCGGATTGGCCTTCGCCCAAGTTGCCAGCTTCGTCCAGTCGTCGTCTTTATCCGCTGAGTAGATGACAGGCAAAAAAGTATCATCTTCCACACTTCCTTCCTTGACTTTCTTCGCATACTCGTGAAGCTCGTAACAAATCGAGGACGTGTCGTGGCCCGCTGTCGTGATCGCGATGACAAGCGGTTGAGTACGCGCGCCAGTGGATGTCTTCAAGACGTCGTACAAGTCGCGGTCCGGGAATACGTGTAGCTCATCGAGAATAACGGCATGGGCGTTGAATCCATGCTTAGTGTTCGCTTCGGCTGATATGGCTTTGTAGAAGCTGTTCTTGTACTCGATGGTGTTGCGCAAGACCTTCCCGTGTCCGGATAGCTTCGAGTTCGTCGCACACATGGCTGATGCGATTTCAAAGACGATTCGCGCTTGGTTACGGTCACCCGCTGCCGAGATAATTTCAGCGCCTGGTTCGCCGTCAGCGAAGAGCATGTAAAGGGCGATGGCGGCGCAAAGATTGCTTTTGCCGTTTTTCCGAGGAACCTCAATGTACGCTTGGCGGTATCGGCGCAAGCCATCCTCGCGAATTGTCCCAAAGAGAGGTCTAATAATGTCGTCCTTCTGCCAGTCTTCCAAGATGAACGGCTCGCCGCCAAGCGCGCCCTTGACGTGGGTGCAGTACCTCTCGATCCAATCCACGGCGTGATCTCCTTTCTCCTTGTCATAGTAGCTGTCCATTGCATAATCTTAGAAGCACGTCTTCCGCGCCTTCGTCATAACTCCACTGCTGCACCTCATCCTCGTACCCGCGCACCCTCGCGACATCTAAGCCGTCTTCGTTGGTCACTCTAGCTTCATCTATCATCACAACATAATATCCGAGATAATCGGGTTTTGTGGTGTACTGGCTAAAATGGCGCACCGCAGACGCTTTCGACCACACATCAGCAATCATAAGAATATTGGACCGCTGCGCTTCGCTGAACTTCTCACGGCGATACTTGAACTCTAGGTGAAAGCAAAAGCCCTTAATGTGGTTCTCGAAGAACAAGTCGATGTCCATGCAGCTAACGCCGCGCTGCAACTCCTTGTGTCGCGAAATCCATCCGCTGATT